ACAGAACCTGTATATTCAATCCAATCACCAAATTGTTGGGCAGGTCTGTAGAAGTGGTCTCCGTTAAACCCTACGCAAGGTAATTCCTTGATGACATATTCGGGAGAAGAAGACCAGATTACCTTTTCTGGTGCATGATCAGGGTTAACAGAAGAGATTATGAGGTCTGACAGCTTGAGAGGGTATCTATCCTGGTCTGATAGAGATGTATCAAGCATAAACTGCAAACTAAACCCAGAACGTCCATAGGAGGCTTCTCGTTCCATCAGATCTATTGAAGAGAATCTATCAGGGTCAACAGGATCTTTAGGCTTTACAAGCTCTTCTGATAGCTTCTGAGCTAACTTAGGAGCTAATCTATCTCCATAGTTGTTTTTAAGGTCTGGATAACGTGCAGTCCAGATGCGTGTTGTATATCCACGTTCTTCAAGGGTTAGATATAAAGATTGTTCTGTTTGTGGTGTACCGAGAAAAGTTATTTTACCGTTGGGTTTAAGGATGGCATCAAATTCTTTTACAGCTTCACTTAATTTGTCTCTCATCGGTTGAGTAAAGCTGTTATTTGGTACTTCTACGTCATCTGCTATAACTTCATCTGCTCTACTACCTGCCATCTGTCCTAAAACACCTTGTGACTTAACAGAAGGGGCATGGTCAGCTTGAGCAGGGCCAACATCAAAACTTATTTTAGAGTTTCTCTGAGCGTCTTCTGGACGCAGTGGAGCTAATATTGGCATCTCATTAATCAATCTCATCGTAAAAGTAGAGAAGTTATCTGCCCTATCCTTACTTGCAGAGACAACAAGGAACTTTAGTTGTGGATTCATTCTTAGTTTCCACACAACGTAAGTAGAAGTAATCCAACTCTTACCTACACCTCTAAAGGCTTGTATGATTTTTCTTCTAGGACCGTATTGTAAGTATTCAGCTATGTCTAATTGAACTGGTGTGGGGTCAGGTAGGTTAAGATGCCGCCACGTTATAATTAGAAAGTATCTAAAGTCTTGTAGTTTCTTAGGAAGCGGTTGCATATTGTTCAAGAAAGTTTAACTGAGAAGTAGGTAACGAAACTTTATTAATCATAAGTTCTTTTTGTATGCAATCTTTTGTAAATTTTTTAGTTTCATTACCCCAACAATCCCAACCGTCAGTTTCTTCCCTAGCAAATAATTCGATTCTAGAAAGATCACCACTAGATTTAACGATTATTTCTTTTACACAACTAGGTTTTTGAGAATGTTGTCTTTGTATATTAAAAAAAATATTTTTTGTATTTCTGTTATTACATAGTTTTTTACCTTTTACCCCAAAAATAATATGTTCTGTTGCACCTCTAAAGTAATATCCCATGCCCATTATCGGACTACCATCTTTATAAGTTTTTACCCAAGTCAATAATGTTTTATATTCAAAACCCCAACTTTTGCAAACTTCTAAGCCTTCAGAAATAAAAGGATTTGTAACCCACATGTATAGGTGACTATTATCTTCTGAAATATTATTTACTGGTAAATCTTTTATAGCGTCAAGTGACATAACATCATATTTACTTTCAGCAGATTTACCTCCATTTCTTTTGTACTGCCAAGGTGGGTCAGCATAAATAATATTATATTTTTTATTAGGAAAATTAATCAAAAGTTTATAGGTTATCTTTCTAGAGCAGGTATCACATCAAGGTCTGGAAGGTTTGACATAAGATCTTCCATAGGACTCTTTTCTGTCGGAATACATTCAATACCATTATCCTTAAGAAGTTGTCTAGCTACGTTAAGATCACCTGCTTTTGCTTCTCCACTCTTTACCTTATCCAA